TATCTGTCGATTCGGTCAGGTAATTCCGGAACCGGTAAATTCGCAAACTGATATATCTGCTCGATCAGTTCAGTTCCAATGTTTGGTAGCCGGACAAATTCAAGCGCCTCACCTTCGAGCGGCTCAACAACATTGTAAACGCCATTGGTTAGGTTTCCCGATACGTTCTCCAGCACCAATCCCATCGCATTGTTTTCGGTCGCGTCGATTGTTAGACCTGCTCCGGTATCTGATACGATTTGAAACACCACGCGGTTGTCGGATGGCGTCAGTGATTTGTTTGGGCTGGTAATTATCACACTCATTGGCTCGGGATGTCTGGAAAGGTTAGGTTTGCTATGGCGACTTCGAATTGGTCGGCCAGTTGATTGGTAAATTCGTTGATGGCTTCATCGGTCATTACCGTATCAAAGAAATGGGATGGTTTGATACCTTGTTTCTTCACTCCGACTGCGATGGCGTAGAGCATAGAATCGAACGATTGACCATTATTCGGAAACAGCCCCTTCGTTGCGGCCCACTTCGTTGTCTTCATGTTGGCCACGATGCCTCCGACCGACTTCAACGACTTGAATGAATACGGGCTGCCCCACTTCTTTTTGGTTCCGTCGACTCCCTCATTGATAAAGTCCCAGTAATCGTTAGCGAGGATGTTCATGTCGAGTCCGGCCAATACCTCAACGGCCAATGACTGCTCTAAACTACCTGTGGCTACTCGACCTGTCTCGCGTAATTCTCCCTTCAGTTCGACCACCTTCTCGTCGAGCCATTGTATCAGAAATTTCTCCAAAGGGCTATTCCCTTTCGTTTCGAATAGTTCGGACGCTGTACCAATTCCGGTTAAGTCAAGTTCTGCCATTACCTATAAGAGTCAGGAATCGGAATTTGTTGCACGAAATTGTCACCACTCCTTATTTTTCTTCTTCACCTGTTTCAAATTATAGAACCGCATCCGGTTATGCAAAGTAAAGAAATTCCAGTTCGTCACGTCCTCCCATTGACAGGCATGTTCTTTTGCCAACGTGTCTATCCACCTGAGCCAATCCGTCTGGCCGTCTCCGCCCGAGCCATTTGAACCTGAAGCCAAACGGGTAGCAACCGATTGTGTTTCTGCAAAAAAAAAGCGTTGAGGTCGAGAAAAACCGGTAACGGTAGATGTTCGGCCATGACCTTCGCCCGATCCTCCAGGGGATTCATTATCGACCCGTGGCCATTCGTTTCTGCATATCTCATCCCATCCTCGATGTAGGCAAACGCTGCGAGGTATTCCGGCTCGACCGATATGCGACGCTTGTACGAATCAATGTCGATGAAGTAACCGGATGGCATGGTCTTTCCGATATCCTTTACCAGTTTGTATTCGGTGCCATTCAACTCAATCCTTTCCGGTGGTTTACCTTTCCGGTACGATTGGTATAAGCTAATCACATGGGAGAAGACTCGGTTGATATCGGCCATGTCTGCTCGCTCCAATTCGGTTTGATCCACACCAGTAAAATCCGAAACCAGTTTTACCCGGTTGACAGCATTCCGCATGTCCAGTTCTTTTTCGGCTGCGTCGGCTATGGCTTTTCCGTGTCGGATTCGCAGCGATTCGAGGGAAGTTGGTAGGGTTAGTTTCATTCCACCACGATTTGCCCCTGTGCGTCTCCGTTGAGCTCAACCCAGTTCGAACCGGCTCCGACCGTGTAATCAAGTTCGTTTTTTTCGCACCCGAACAGGGATAGACTTGTCGCGATCCATGCGGCTAAGGCTACCGCGCTCCATGTTGATTTTTTCATCTCGTATAATCGATTTTATAGGTTATTTTATTCTTCTGTTTGTCCACGTCCAGTTCGAATACGGCCAGTGTCTCGTCGGGACCAAATACAACTCCAGTCTTTCCGTCCATGTTCAGGGTCGCCACCACCTTTCGTCTCGCTGTTCCGGTTCGTTTGGCCACATCTGACTCGATGCTGTTCTGGATTTTCTTCAAATCCTCGATCAATTCCTGTACGGCTGTATCAATTACGCTACTCATTGGGTTGGTGGTTTACAATTTCTATCCATCGCTGTCCATTCGTGTTGCCCATTCGAAGGGGTTGGTTGTTCATGTGGCAGTAGTCCCTCAATTGCGACTTTATCTTTCTTTTCGAGTAATCCACACCAGACATCATCTTCCAAAGTTCGGGGTTGCCAATCTTTTTATTCCGAGGCAGTGCGTCAAATATACTAATCAATTGGTCATAATTGCCAATCGCTGCCTGTTCTTCTTCAATCCTACCCACCAGGAGTCGTCCCATCTTCTGATACCACTCCGACGGAAAGATACCCTGCGTATGTTGTCTTAAAATGTCTCGTACTTGCTTTTCGGTCATGTCGTTTTTTTACAAAGATACACTTTGAAACGGACAAAGCAAGGTTTTACACTATCAAATACGATATATCCGTTCTGGGGCTGGTCAGTTGCGTTGCGTTTTACCCTGTTTTTAATGCCTCACAACGCATCCTACCCCATGAACCACAGTAGCTTAACCCATTCGCAACGCTATTTTTAATTTTTCCCCTCTATACTACTATATATTTTTACTTCTCTATTTTTATTTTCTATTCTATTTAGAAGAAATTTATCGGACTTTTGGAAAAGATTGACAATTAAAGAGTTAAGATTTAGAACGCAACGCTTCGGTAATACGATAGTACGCATCTGTTTATTTGAGCGTATTATTTATCTTATTGACAGTTCTAAAATAGGGTAATTGGCTCTAATATGCGTTGCCTGAGTAGGGTTACAACAACGATGTGGTTACTTCTTAGCGACCCGATACCGTCCCGAAGTCTTCGGCTGGAGTAAATCCATGAAGCCATATCGCATTCCATCCATCGCGTGATTGAACGCATCGACCGGCTGGTTTAATGTGGTGCCGTCCCGATCTTCCTTCCATGAGTATTTGCGAAGCTCGGAGATAACATCGACCGACCGGGCGGTAACGGATAGCTCCACACCCTGCACAAGTTGGATACCTGTGCGTATCGAATCGGAGCCCTTCTCGACTCCTTTGGCGCGGATACCGGCACGTTTCAATTCACGGATAGATTTCGGCTCGGCACTATCGCAAACAACATAGGCGTTCGGGTGTGCGTCGAGAAGTAACCGGGCAATATCGGAGTTGAGTAGCCCGGTCTGGTAGATCAACTGGTCCACGATGTAGCCACCATCGTATCGGTAGATGCCAACAGCAGCAGTTGGATCGTTGGTGTAACCAAAGTCGAGGCCGATACGTTCGAGCCGAGCATCATCCGGGAGTTGGTCGATCATTTTCCACGATGGGTACACTACCCCTTGGAGGTTTCCGATCTCTCCGTCGATGTACACTCGGCACCAGTTCGCCCAATACTTGTTGGTCTTACCCTTTTCGATTTTTTGTTTTAGATCGGATAGGATCGTATCGGGCAGTGCCTGGTTATCGGTGTACTTGAGTAGAAGAAACTCGGCATCATCCATCGGCATGATCTCGGTGTGTGCCCAAAACTCATTGTCGGGGTTGAAATCGAGCCAGATGGTCTTCTCTGTACGTGTCATTAAGGCATCGGCAATTCTGAATGGTATGTGGTTGCATTCGTTGATGAACAGAACCTGACGTTTACCGGAGGCTTTGGCCTTCCCTTCATTCTCGAATGACTTGAATTGGAATTTAGTGCCGTTGGCGAAGTGGTAGGTCAGCACATTCCGGTTGAATCGGCTCGATTGGAATCGTCCGGTCTGCTCCATGATATCAATGAAGTCCCGGAGTGCACCGTCACGAATCGCTGGTATCGTTTCGGCTACGACTGTGATTATCTCGTTCTCGTGCTTCGCAGCGTAATCAATCAGGCACGCAATGATACCATAGGTCTTACCTGCCCACGTACCCCCTTGTACTACTCGTTTCCGAGCGGTGAGGCGAAGTAGTTTGTTGATCGCTTTGGTTCGGGTGAACCGTGACATTTACTCTGAGTCGGGGAATAGTGGCTGTTCTCTGACATCGACTTGAGACTTCTCGACAAGGCCGTTTAAGCGTTGGGTAATAGATGGGTTGTACTGGCCGACCATGCCGCCTTCGATCTGATCTTGACGGATTGCTTCGCGTATACGCGTGCAGATCGTAGCATATTCACTGTATCGATCTTCGGTGTTAGCGAAGTAATCATTGACACACCCCACTTTTTCCCTTGCGTAATTCCTGAACCCTTCGATCGTAAGCGGTCGTTCCAGAGGTTCCTTCACCTTGTCCCCATCCTTTCCCACAAATTGTGTGCGATGGCGGGGATTGGCTTTGGTATCTTCTCGATACGCCACAAACAACTCCCACATCTTTTCGGGTGTCTCTATGTATTTATGCTTTGCCAATGTTCAGGAGGGATTTAAACCGATTCCAAATAGATGGTTTCGGTTTGGTTTCGGTCGGTTGATCTTCGGGGTAGTTCTTTTTGATGTAGTTCGCTATTGCCTTATCGCGTCGCTCCTGTTTGGCGCGTTTGACTGATCGGAGGGATACCCCGTAGGTCAGGTCGATTGTAGGTGCTTTAGCGTAGTGGGCCATATTAGTTGGTAAGGAGTTTCAACATGGTTGCTTTGGTAGCGTTTTTGGCGAATGGGATGTTTCGTTCGGTGGCGATTTGTTTCAATTCCTTAGCAGTCATTTCGGACAGATCCTTTTCTTTTCCAACCCGCTTCATCTCCACCTTCGCTTTCGTATCGGCCGGAGCCGGAGTGTTCCGAACCAGTGCCAGTTTCTTAATCACGTTCCGACCTACCAACCACACGGAGTCGCAGATACCGGAGCAGCCTCTCCCAGGCGTTCGATTGTTTGTGATTCGGTACACTTCGTTGTAAACCATTTGGTCGGCGTTGGTCAGTGCGCGCCGATCTTTTCCGGCTATTGCGAGCAGATCGGTGATGAGTTCTTCGGGTAATTTTGATATTGGATTGGCGTCACTCATGGCTTTCAATTAGTTTGGTGTAGATACGTGCTGTTGCAAAAATCGCGGGTAAGGTAATGATAAATTCCGATACGGGCAAATCGGATAGGTGGGAGAGGATGGAAAAAACCAATACCTGAAACCAGAAGACGGTGCAGTTCAGACAGTCGAGCGGTTTGATTGGTTTCCAATGTTGTTTTGTACGGATTATGTATCGCTTGATAAAGTAGGGCGCGTCGAGGTGGTAGAACCACAGCGTAGCGATGCCGGATCCGATTAGGGTAGAAAAAACCAATAGGGCGAGTGGTAGCGAGTGGTCAGCGAGTGGTAGGTTCATGTAGATAAGGAATTGATTTGTTGTCGAATTTTACGGAATGCATGGTATATTGACGACCGATTAATCTTGAGTTGTTCGGCGGCCTTTGATACTGATTTGATTCTAAGGGTTGATATGACAAGTTGTTTCGTGTAGAAGTCTCGTTTTGATTTGGATGGTTGAGATAGGACTAATTCAAGTTTGTCCAAGTTGTCGGATTGATCGGTGTCTGGAGTGTAGTCCATTATGATATGCCGTAGTTCGGCCGGATCAGTCGGATACTCCGGACACGACACCCTCCGTATGTATTCGTTTCGCATCACGCGAAAAAAGTAACCCCGCACGTTTTGAATTTGTGCGGGGTCGGTATTAGCTTCTGCGATACAGAGGCAAGCTGACTGGTATGTCTCCATAAATTCATCGGGGTCAATCTTTTTGGCGTCCTGAATGTGGACGGGATCGGCTGCAATGATATGGAGTAGGGACTTTGGCAGGGGGCGATTAGAATTTCTGTTCCGGCTCGGCCTTCCACCGCCACAACTGAAGCGAAACGTACCAACGTCCGTTGGCCTCTCGTGAACTGATGTTGTAATCGAACTCACCCGAGTCGCCCTCGTTCATGTTGAATTTATCCACCTTGTCGCCGAACAATTCGAGCGCGGCGGTCTGCGGATATTGGCCTTGTTGTTCTTCGATAATGACCAGTCGTTTCGGATATTCCTTTTCACCGACCTTTTCGACCGGTGTGAGTTCGATTATTTTTCCTTTGAATGTTGACATAGTTGTATGGGGTGTTTGAGGGGTTGAGTTATTTGAATTGAGTTTATAGGGGTGTCTGGTACATTACTGACAATATTAGCAATTTTTCTCGACAATTCATCTGGTAACTCTAAAGTGTCTTGAATAGTTCTAATACAATGAATCACCGTGGCATGGTCAAATGTATTTGGCCGATTGCTTAGGTCTGCTACTTCTCTACCAATTCTGAATAGTGTCCAATTCGTATTTTTTTTGAGTAGGTACATTACTATTTTTCTCGGTATAGCATACTCTCTTTTTCTGCTATTCGCATCAGCATCCCCCCAATACACACCGAATTGGGGGTAAACTCTTTGAGCCAGTGCGACTGTCTCTGGCGATATCAAAACGTCAGCTTTTCGACTTCCGCGTCGATTTGATTCGACAGGGTAAGTGCGGTTGCGATCTTTTTATCAGCCAACTCCTCCACCGTAGTCATCTTCGGTCGTTTCGAAGTGCCGAGGTTGATCTCGGTGCGACGGTAGAGTTCGGCGACGAATAGAGGTACCATGCATTCGGGTCGATATGAACAGAAGTACACCAGCTCCAACTCAGGGCAGACCGCGAACATGTGGACGCATTGGTGTAGATATTCTTTTGGCACCTGACCGGGGTTGCGAAGATACTCGACGTGTTTCTTCGCGCCCGGGCATTTGATCTCGCAACCAACTCGACCGGATTGAATGATCCCGTCCGGCGAGAATCCGATCAGTGGCACCTCAACCGATTCGCACCATCCCGGTACGGTGAATTTCTCTCCGGTGTGCTTCTCCAGTTCTTCTCTCGCGATGGGTTCCAAGTCGAGTCCACGCTGCATTGCGTTGGAGACATACGAGTCTTCCGGCGTGTACGGTTCGAGCCGTTCTGCCACGAGTTGGTTTAGCAATGTGTCCGAATGGACGTGGAGCTGATCAGAGGTAGTCCCCCCGATCTTTCCCCATCGTAGTTCGTGCCATTCGCGTGTGCCTTGTTTGATTTTGTTGTGTATTGTAGTTTTCATTTCGATTTAGATTTTGCCGGTTTGATTCGTTGAATTACAGTCTCTCGGATAGTGCTGATGGATTCGCGATGTTCCGATATGGTTTGCTCCAATGTTGCGATAGATCGCTTCAGCACGTTCTCCTGTGATGCTACTTCAAGTTCAACTACTTCGTCAATCGAATTGCTGACCATCGCTTCGGGGATGGCTTCACGGTATCCTTCAAGGTAATACGATGTGTAAAAGCCGGTCGGAGTGGACATCACCTTGATTCCGGTGATAGTACCTGATACAATCTGATGCGTCTGGACAAACATCACGGTGTCGTTAGGTGAATATTTCGTTTCGATTTTCATTTCCCCGTCAGTTTAGATTTCATCGACTCTTTTATTTCCTTCACCCCGTTGTGCTTCTTCTCCTCAACGGATAGCGCCGACCATTTACTGGCCAACTCCTCCACATCTTTTGCAGACTGGAGCGATTTGATCGCTGGCCCGGGGTCGATTTGTTTGACTTTCGGAGCGGTCTTTTTGATACGCACCGCCTCGACTGTGTCGCCAAACGCCTGTACTTCCGTCACGAATAGTTCGACCGAAGTTCCCGGCCAGTCCTCGACGTATGCTGACCCCGCGATGTGTGCGATAGTCTTCGAGTTGGTCACGTTGCAGATAAGTGGCTTCACTCCGGGCTGCTCGAAGTGAACAACCAGGCAATCGTCCGATTTACCTGACGTGCCTTTGACTGATTCCTGTTTGGCCGACTTGATGGTCAGCACTTTCGTTTCTTCCGGCTGGAATGCGTAGGCTCCGATGTAGTCCGGGTTGTGGAATTTCTTCCAGTGTGTTTTCTGATCTGTCATTTTGATATGTATTGATTATTAATTGTGCCTTGGATTGTCCAGTCTTTCCTGCCTGCTGTTGATCGCATTGCAGATCGTGGTCGGTATTGATTGTCCGTGAAAGATGTCATCGATCCATTTCCGGCAGGAGTTTATTTCCGATTGTGAATTTGCTGAAGCAATCACATTCAGAAGGTGTAGGGTGGTGTCTTTTGGTATCATTTTATCGAGGGGTTTGCATCGCTGCCTTTAAATTCGGCAGGGATTGGGTTAGGGCGTTCATACTTGACAAATGTTATGTCGGATTTCTCAGGTTGCAATCCGTTAGTAAACTTACCTATCGCGGATATTTGCCATCCATCTTTTTGCATGGA